GTCCTGGGTGACCGGTCTCAAGGGTTGTGAACAGTGTAGGTGCGTTGTTGAACCTGTCCTCGAGCCGCTCAAATGTCGGTTGGTCACGAAGAGTAATGCTCTTCCCCCTGGATTTCTAAGGGTCTCCAAAAGACCCTTTGGAACCATATGGCGAGGAGACATCCCACTGCTCTGGTGGGACGTACTATTTCAGCCGCCGATATTGCGGATTGTTGTGAGAGGGGATACCGTGCCTTCCGTTCTCAAGTGGAAGAGGCGGATCCAAAGGATTTCCGATGCTATAGTATTGATTACGAGGGTGCCACTGATACCCAAAACATTGTGCTGACTCGGATGGCTTTTGAGGAGGCCCTTTTGGCCATTTCGAAGAAGTCCGAGTGCATGAATGATGGGCTCGCAAGTCTCTTGCGGTCCGTTATTTATGAGCACATAATTGAGTATCCGAATGCCTTTGGGATCGATCCTGTCAAGCAGTTGAATGGTCAACTGATGGGATCTCCCCTTTCCTTTCCCATCCTGTGTGCGGTGAACTTATGCGCCTTTTGGGCCGCACTTGAGTTCTTCACGCATCGGAAGTGGGATCGGGAAGATCTCCCGACCTTGGTGAACGGTGATGACGAGTTCTTCTATGCTCCTCGAGCATTCTACCGGGAGTGGGAACACTTCCGGGACCTTGTTGGTTTCATTCCTTCCCTCGGGAAGAATTATGAAACTCAAGAGTGGGCGACGATGAACTCTCAGCTATTTCACGTTGACGTTAAGACATCTGCGATGGCTTACGCGGTGGGAGGTACCTTGGAGTTGAGGATGGGGGTTGGTTGGGCCTCGAGGAGGCTCAATCGAGCGGCGCGTTGGTCGGAGCTCGACGATGATACTCCGATGGCTCCTTGTGTCGTAGCTTGCCGACATTATGCAGTCCCCAATTGGGGATTGCTTGTCGGTCAGGCGAAGATCAAGGGGAAGTCAGAGGATGATCCAACGGCCTTGATTGACGGTTACTCTGAGTCGGTCCGGCTTATGCGAAATCCGACTAGAGGGCACTTGCGCTGGCTTCACTATAACCTGGTGAAGATCCAGAAGGCCACGCAAGATGGATTGTGGAATCTTTCCATTGATCGTGTCTTTGGTGGTCTGGGAATCGACCTTGTCGTTCCCGCGAGAGCCACTACCTTTCAGTTGAAGGTAGCTCAGGTTCTGAAGTCTAGGACCTCTGGTAGGTGGCAGGAAAGGATACCGATTGTTTCTTACAACCTGGTGCCCCATTCCTCGCTTGCTTATGAGGAGTCTCTAGATCGGACGGGCCTTGAGTGGACCCGACGGG